TTACTAGAAACAAAACATGTTACCAAACATCGATAAATTCGTTAAGCACCGGGTTCGCCACGGTGATAGAATCACCCATTACAAAAAAGATGTACCTTTAGATCTTAAAAAATATAATAAAAAGGTTGACTTTTCAGTACCGGTTAATTCTAAGCCGAGAAATAATCATGAGTACAACTTATGGTTGTGTTCTCCGCAAAGATATGACTTTACTGATACAAATTGATTCTTGCTCGCAACCACCAATCTATTCGATCTTCCATACACAAAAGTCCACAAATGTTATTGACCTTTCAAACTCAAAAGTGACATCATACGAAAATCTTGAGGCCAAAACCGATGATTAACTTGACGGAAGGATTTGTTCAATTCTTACGTTATCTCTCTCACTCATTCTAATACAAAAATGGAGTATAATAAAACAATCCGCTATCGCCTCAACAAACGGAACTTACCTAGAACTTTTGGTTTGTCCAAATTACTATCTATAAAGGGATCTCCGGATTTGGAAGTCAGATATATCCGTTGCTTCTTATCATTACTTAAAGACTATGAGGTTGAGAAGGCTCCAATAAATTATGATGTATCATCAATAACGAATCTATGAAAAGGCGATTTAAGCTGATTTCCAGTTGACGTCGTCGACAGGAGTTTAGGATACAGTAGATTTACTCCACCAGTAATTGAGAATGAGGACTTTTGGTTTGACTCTCCGAGTGGAGGTCCTAACGGTTCGCCCAGTTGACAATTCTGATGAAAAGATTCTATTGCTCTCTTTCCAGATCCGAATACGGTTATTAGAAATAATCTTAGGTATTTCGCACAGTTGTATAAATTAGAATTTGATGAGCATCTTGAGCATATCGCAAGACTCGGTCTCGGCTGCAATGATTTTGCTAAGGATAACTCCGCATACCATTCACGATTGATGTTCCTTCAAGATAAAGCGGGCAAAACCCGTTGCGTCGCCCTTGTAGATTTGTATACACAATCCTGTCTTAAACCTATACACCGTTTCTTTGCCTCTCAAAACCGGGACAATCCATGCGATTTCACTTCTGATCAAGATCTTGGGCGTAGTACTGTGCTTAAGAACGCGATTAAAGGTGGAACGATGTACTCCTTTGATTTGAAGAATGCCACTGATACGCTGCCTAGTAAATTAGTTGAGATCGTATGTACACCTATACTTGGTGCTGAAACGTGTTCTAGATGAATATCGTTGATGACGGATAGAGAGTTCTCTTATAAACAAGTTGTTAAAGAATGAGATAAAGAAAAAAGTAAGTGATCAAAAACTATCGTCGAGAAAACTGCACGGTATGGTACAGGAATTCCGATGGGGCTACTATCTTGTTTTCCCGGTGCACTAGCATATACCCATCACTGTATTGTACAAGCGTCAGCTTTCGAAGCAGGTTTGAAATTACCCTACCGCAATTACGTTATGCTTGGTGATGATATCGTCATATTCGACGAGGCTGTGGGACTTACATATGAAAAAGTTATTAATCGTTTAGGTATGGTAATTTCGAGACATAAATCTATCGTAGGAAAGTCCTCTGCAGAATTCGCAAAGACACTCATATCGCGAGCCAGACTTATAACTCCTTTACCTTGGTTATTGATTGATAAATCACGCTTATATCCAGGATTCCTGCTACAATTATTAAAGGACTTGAAATTGAGATACGCACTTGCTGAGGTCAAGCTTAACTCTTTAGTAAATTTGCTCCCCGTCTCTAAAAGAGAAGAGGGGCTGATTTTATTAACATGTTATGCTGTCACCAAGGTTCGTGTGTCTGATAGAATCAAGCCATTACTTTTTAATTTGGATACCAAAGAATACATATGATATCCTAAAGAAAAT